ACATTGGGTACGTTGATAGTGTTTCAGCGTGGTATAAGCACAACTCAATGAAAGGCTGCAATCTAGAGCTAAACGAGGAGGACGTGTACAAGCTGACAGAGACTAGCTATAGAGGAGCAACAAAGCAGGTGATACGAGCTATTGGAAGTCTAGGTCTGACAAACTGGGAAGGGATCCGAGTTTTATCGAGGTGCATGGAGGCAGATCTGACTGTGAATAAGGAGCTGGATGATCTAGGGCTTGTTGGGGAGAAGAGTCTGATGGCTGGTCTTAGTAAAGACAGAGGAATAGATAGTATAAGGCTCTCAGCGCTAATGTCTGACTGTATAAATAGTGACAGACTAAGTATAAAGGAAGTGAAGGAAAGTGATCGAACACTAACAGTAAATGAAAGAGAAGAGGAGGGAGTGAAGTTGAGATCTGTGTGGAGTGATCATGGCTGGTTTGTAACTGAGGTGCTTTGTGACAAAGGAATCATTATAACTGGACCAAAGCTCAGTGATAGAGACTGTGAAGATGTGTTTAAAGCATTAGGAAGAATCGGGAGAAAGTGGAATGACGGTCTCGCATTGAGAGTCAGGTCAGTCAATGCGGAATCTGAAACTGGGTTAGGGTCAAGAGATGGGAAGGTTTTCCTCACAGACACAGGCAATCATCCGTACTACTACAGCATAGAGTGCTCATTCATCTACTCAGCTGTTAAAACAGTAGCTTGTAAAGTGGAAGAAAAAGTGATCTTAAACGCAGGCGGGATAACACTCCAGAGGACTATTGTCAAAGATTTTGAATCTAAGGTTGCTGAATTGGAGAGGAGAGTGAACATGTCTCTCATCTCAAGTTCTGAAAAGAGAGGGAAGAACTATATATGCACAATATCAGGGATGACTGAAAGATTTCAGGAGTCTAGCAAAACAGTGACACCTTCAGTTTGGGACCTTGTGATAAAGTTCTGCCCTGATAAAGTCTTGAGGATGAAGAGTCTGATGAGACGAAGTACTTTGCTGATGCCAAGAAGTAAAACCGGAGAAGAAGAAGAGCTGGACATAGAAATGCTGGCATCTTTCATTGCTAAGACCAATGGGAGAAAGAAAGTGACTGAGTCTTCTGTGGTGGTGAGTCTTGAGAAGGGAGTCTTCAGACAGAGAACTTCAAAGCTGACAGTCATTGACCTCTGTGTAAGAACATTGACAGATTTGGCCAAAAAAACATTAGGATTTGAATCCTCGACATCGTACCCAACAGTGCTGGCCAAGGAAATCTTCCCTGAGATATATGCAAGAAAATTCAGAGCACTAAGTGAAGAAAACAAGATCTGTGTTATGAAAGCAGTGCTAGGAGACTACGGACCTAATACTGAAGATCCTAGAAAAAGAGGAAATGCGATACCTGTCAGGACAGTGAAGATAGAAGGCAGAAGCAGGTTGGCAATTGAGCAGGCAAGAGCAAGAATTGAGGAGGAGGTAGTTAGTCTCATAAAATCTGTCAGAGTTAGGTTTGAGACGAGAATGAGAAAGCTTCAGATGAGAAAGTACAAGCTGGGTGGGTCAGAGATATCATTTGAGAGAGAGGTGAAGCAAAGGATCTACAAGAAATTTGGATTTAATCAGGATGGAATTGACGAGATGTACGGGGATATTCTTAGAAAAATTGCGAAAAGCACAATGAGCGATATCCCTAGCTTGGTCACCTGGACAGTTGAAACCCACCGAGACAAAAGTGTCGGCACGTGGGTGCTAGAGATGAAGAGGGATGAGTGGGTTGGAACACTGTGGTGTAAAGATCCCGACAATACAGGTGCATCTTTCATTGCTCTAATTATGGCAAACATGGTG